ATTTATAACCGAAGAGATTTTATCATAGAATTTTGCTTTGTCGTTTGCGTTATGATTTACAAATAGAGGTTTGCACAATTCTTTTGCTAAGCGTTGGAATGAATGAAAGTCGGACTCAAAATCCTTTTTGATACGTTCTAATAAATCAGAGCGTGTGATATCCATCTTAAACTCATCTTTTAAGTAACTTTTTGTTGAGTAAGAGTTTATGATATAATTTTCAATTGAGTAGCATGAAAGTGTGACAATATTATCAGAGTTATGTTCAAAGATATCAAAGTCATGATCTACAAAAAAATAACAGCTTGTTAATATTTCTTGATCGTCATGTTGAATAGCATGTTCGTATAGCTCAATAATCTGTTTTTTACCTTTTGCAACCAGATGGCCTGCATTAATATATATTGGGTTGCGTTTCATCCACTCATCGTATACAGGATAATCATCAACACCTTCAAAAACAAAAATTTTATCAAACGATGATGTTTTTAGTAATATCTCTTGCTTTAACGGGTTTCTCGACAAAGCTTCTTTTTTCATAACGTGCAGGAGATTATTGCTCATCAGAAATTACCCTTCCGTACTTTCATAGCTGTTGCATAAGGATCTAAATCATTGTCAAATATGAATGGTGAATGCGTTATAGCAATTACTTGCCTAACATTTTCTCCAGCATTCAAATCTGGTAAAATCATTCGTTGCCAATCTATAGATAACGAAAGTTCCGGTTCATCAATCAAAATTATTTTAGGAGTATTATCATTAAGATAAATCGTAGCCATTAGCGAAATAACTTGTTTTTCCCCTGAAGATAAATCATTGAGAGATATGCGATCTCCTGTATAAGTATCTTTAACAATAACTTCTAAACTTTGAGGATCAAATTTTAGAGATTTTGAATCACCTGCTGATGAAAGGTATTTATCACAGACTGCAACGAACCTTTCAATTTTTGACTCTTGCTCTTTAGTTTCTTGTATAACTGAGTTTAATTGAGTTAGGAAGTATTTTAAGTATGTAATATCTTTTATTGTATTATCGTTATATAATCTTTTAAGAGAGCCAATTAAAGAATTCTTTTTTGATTCAGATTCTCTTCTTTCTCGGGGATTTGTACCTGTGTCCTCAACTCGATTAAGGAATCTTTCCAAATCTTCTATAGATGGTAATGCATTCTGTTCTTTAGCTATCCGATCATTGTTACCATATTTAATCAAATCTTCAAGCATTTTGGCACTTAAAGATCTATAGCCAAGGTTTGATGTTCTTTCGATCTCTAAAGTTAGGCCTTTTAAGGCATCTTCGACATCCTTTAATCCATATGAAATGCCATCACGTTGCAGTTTCATCCCCCTTTTTCTACCAAAAATGCGAGGGTGAAGACTTTCTCTTTCTTCCCTAGGAGTCGTCTCGAAACTTTTTTCTACCCTTCGATATGTTGGTAGGAATATAACATCTAAATCCCTAAGAGCTTCGGCAATTAACCTAAATTTATTGTTTTTTGAGTAATGCATTTTAAAACTATGCTGCTCTTTAGACTTCATTTTATTAACTATATTGTCTTTTAATTCTCTTAGGAAATGATTTATATAATCTTTTGGGAATTTCACGGTGTTATATAATTCATTGACTAAAGCATCATCATTGAATTCATTTTGCTTCGAGTCCATTAAAGTCTTTGCAAACTTGGTAATATCACGATCATCCCAAAATGAATCGGTAAGAGAAAATCTTTCATTGAGGAATGATTTTATTTCACTGAAGGGTATTAAAGATGCTCTTTCGTTTTTAATTTCAACTTCATCATGCTCAAAAATCTTGATGAATATTGATTTGAAATCAATTCTCATCAGGTTTGTAAAATCCTGCTCAAGAAGAAGTCTTATAGCATTAAGTATTGTTGTTTTTCCTGCGCCGTTCTCGGATACGAAAACTGTTGTCTTGCCTTTCATTTTCATGGTTATATCTTTATAACCGTGAACACCAGTCATTCTAAAATATTCAATCGGGTAATTATCATGTACAGTCATTATGTGTCCTTTCGTCTGCATCACTAAAACTTTAAATAAATCAGTCAATCTATTTTTCTTAAAAACCAAATTAACAGAAGCCGTTAATAGATTTGAACTACTAATTCATACAACAAAATCAAGCTCAATTCAACCATACATTAGGCAATCTATCCGGGCTTAGGCATACGATTCGTACAGCGCAACCTGCGATTGATTCAACTAGGATAACAATAATCGCTGCTATTTTTTGCGATCCCCAGTGGTTTCTAGCCATTTTCTTTTTACTCCTGCCTGTATTAGATGCATGAATTTGCATTCGAATTTTCCGGTGTGCTTTCCTGGTCAGCGGTAGGGATTGCGCGGTTGGGGGCTCCTGATGCACCTGCATTAAAAGCGCCCCCTTAAGCGTGCAGGCGAGGCGGGGAAAGTACTGCGCGCCAGACTACATTTACGCATTTATTTTCGCAGCCTGAGCGTGTCGCTGTGCCGCGCGGGTTCGCGAGGGTGTCGGTGGGTGATGCCGCGGCGTTCGAGGCCGTGGCAGGCTTCTGAGGCGGTCAGGCGTGAGGGTAAGAAAAAGCCGCCCTGAGGCGGCGGAAATCAGTCACTTTCGGTGTCAAGGATGTAACTTTTGAACCGGATCACCTCCTGACCGGCCCACGCGTTGACCTCGCGCATCCGGTCTTGTAGCGGGATGAGCTCGTTACGGACAAACACCTTTGCCACCTTCTCGATATCGCCGAGCGAACCGACGTTTTCCGGCTTGCCGCCCATCAACTGGAACGGGATGCGGTGAGCGTCGAGCAGGTCGGTGGCGCTGATTTTTTTGATATTGAAGAAATCGTCTTTCGTTGCCACCTAACTGAGCGGGACAATTTTTATGCCGTCCGGTTTTCCGTGCGGTGCGTAGAAAAACAGATTTTTGAAGTTGCCGAGCCCCTTCGAACTGCGCATCGCATCGCGCAACGCCTCAACATCGGTACCGCTTTGCGCGGCGTCCGTCACATACATGATGTAACCCGCATGAGCCCCGTTCTGGTAATACTTGCGACGGAACAGCGTCGCCGCTTCATTCAGCCAGGCGGAGTTTAGCGCGCTGAGATATTCCGGCATGCCGTACAGCTCCTGGTTGATGTCTGGCTCCAGCAGGTGGAATACGGATCCCGGTGCGAACGGGTGCGGCTGGTCAAATGACGGCACCCACCAGTAGACATCATCTTCAATACCACGTCGCGTGTATTTAGCCGGTGACGCTTCCAGCTTCAGCGGGCGACCGGTGACACTCTTTCGGAGCTCTAAAAACGCGTTGCCAAACACCAGAAAATCAAGCGCGAAGCGGCTGAAGTCCTGTTGTGACAGTAGCGGGTGCGGAATAAACGTTGAGGCCAGAATGTTGCGCTTAACGTAAATCGGCGAGCTGTGATGAACGGCGGAGCGCAGGCTTTTCGCCAGCCCGTTAAAGCTGACCGGCGGTTCGAACCAGCGGCCGTTATTGACGCATTCCACGTAATCCAGAATGTCGCGGCGATCGAGCAACGCGCTCGGCTCGCCAAAGGTAAACGCCTCCACTTTTTGGGGGGCGGTATCTTTCATGTTGTGCGGGCGCTTTTGTGGCTGTGGCTTGCGGCCTTTGTATTTACTCATCAGTTAAACTCCAGAATGGATGATGTTGCCTGGACGCTGCCAGCGGTAAGCGGTTCGTTTAACAGCGCGTGCATGGTCGCCCAGGCGACGTCCGCGTGACTGGCTTCCTCGGTGCGGCTGACCTCATAGGTGGCGCTGCGCCCGCTGCTGGTCATGGTCTTGCGGATTGCCATAAACGAGGTGGTGATGTCGGTGGCGCTGACGTCATATTCGAGACAGCCACGGCGGATAACGTCTTTTGCTTTCAGCACCATTGCGGTTTTCATTTCCGGCGTGTAGCGAATATCGCGGGCGGCGGGATAAAACGAGCGAACCAGCTGGAAGACGCCAATACCGAGGCCGGTCGCATCGATACCGATGTACTCGACGTTGTATTTTTCGGTGAGCTGGCGAATGGATTCGGCCTGAGTCGCGAAGTCCATGCCTTTCCACTGATGGCGCTCCAGAATGCGGAACTTGCCCCCGGCGACAACCGGCGGCGCGAGCACCACACACCCGGCGCTGTCGCCGCTGTGCGAAGGGTCGTATCCCACCCAGACCGGGCGGGAGCCGAACGGATTGTCGGCGAACGGCGCAAAGTCTTCCCACTCTTCCAGACTGTCGACCATGCAGCGTTGCAAATCCTCGAACGGGAACACCGACGCCTTGTCGTCAACGAACTCGCCCATAAACAGATTGCGGAAGTCGTCGACGCTGTTTTCGCGCTTGAGTTGCTCCAGATTGAACAGCGTACAGCCCCCGGCGAGCGCATCCTCAATGGTGACAATCTGCCGCCACAGACCGTCAGGACACGCCACGCCAGCGGCAAGCGCGTCATGACTGATATCGATGTCGACCCGCTCACTGGCGCGGGCGCGGCCCCGGTTGAATAATTCCCCCGACCAGAACGGGTAAGCGCCGTGCGCCAGGGTTGAAGGCGTCGAAAAGTAGGTGCTGCGCAGGTGGCTTTGTGAGGCCATGCCAGACGACACTTTGCGTAGTTTCTGGAAGTTGGGGATCCAGAAAATTTCGTCGACATACAGGTCGCCGTTGTGGCTCTGCGCGGTGTTTGAGTTGGTGCCGAGAAAAATCAGCTTTGCGCCGTTGTTGCCTATGACAATCGGGTCGCCGGTCAGGTCGACATCGACCCGGCGGGCAAACTGAATGATGTACTCGCGGAATACATACGCCAGCGTCTTACTCGCTGACAGGAAAATCTGGTTATGGCCGGTTTTCAGCGCATGCAGCAGCGCCTCGCGGGAAAAGTAGAACGTCGCCCCAATCTGGCGCGATTTCAGAATGTCGCGAATACGGTGCTCAAGCCCGGCGCGGTGCCAGCGGAGCTGATACTCGAAAGACTCCGCGAAAAAAATCTCTTCCAGTTTCTCGATAGCCTCGTCGCTGAAAAAGTTCTTTGTCGGCTTTTTGCGGTCGCCTTTGTTGCGGTTGGCCACATTGGGATTAAGGTCAACCTCATTTCCGGTCAGGCCATAGCGATTAATGCGCGCAAAGCGCTCCATCTGTCGGGCCAGAAAATCCGCCACCTTGAAATCGCGGGGTGTCAGGTTGGGCTTTGCGTAGAGCTGAATCAGCCGGGCCTCTAAGGTGCTTTCGACCCGGTTCAGCGGTGCGGTTTCCTCCCACTGGTCGCGCTGTTTCCAGCTCTGCTCCGTCGGGCGTTTGGTCTGCAACATTTCGGCAATCTGCGGCACGGAAAACCTCTGCCAGTACAGTAAAGCCGCCTGGCGTCGCGGGTCGTTTAATAAAGTGGTGTCGGTGGTGATGGTCATGGATGCCTCGCCGTGATTGATACAGGGCAAGGCTAAAGAAACGGGTGATGCGAATCGCTAAGGTGCTGTTGTGTGAGGGATAAGCCATCTAGGATTGATAGCGGGTGGGCGGCGACGTCGGGAAACTAACCCCGACCCGTTAACCCGTTATCAGGACTCCTGACAATGGCAAAAAAAGTTTCAAAATGGTTTCGCATCGGCGTCGAAGGCGATACCTGTGACGGCCGCGTTATCAGCGCGACGGATATTCAGGAAATGGCAGAGACCTTTGACCCCCGCGTCTATGGTTGCCGCATTAACCTCGAACATCTGAAAGGCATCCTGCCGGATGGCCCGTTCAGCCGTTACGGCGATGTGGTTGAGCTGAAGTCTGAAAAGATTGACGATGATTCGGTACTGAAAGGCAAGCTGGCGCTGTTCGCCAAAATCACCCCGACCGATGACCTGATCGCAATGAATAAAAAATTGCAGAAGGTCTACACCTCAATGGAAATTCAGCCGAATTTCGCCAATAGCGGTAAATGCTACCTGGTCGGCCTCGCCGTGACCGATGACCCGGCCAACCTCGGCACCGAATACCTCGAATTTTGCCGGGGTGCCAAATTTAACCCCCTCAACCGCTTCAAAGCCGAGCCGGGCAACCTGATTTCCGTCGCCACTCTCGTCGAGCTGGAGTTTGAAGACCAGGCGGAAAATGTCTTTACAGCCCTGAGCGACAAAGTGAAAGCGATCTTCAGCCGCAAACAGGCCAGCGATGACGCCCGTTTTCAGGATGTGCATGAAGCCGTGACGACCGTCAGTGAACATGTGCAGGAAAACCTCACTGCCACTGAACAGCGTCTTGCCACGCTGGAAAATGCCTTTGCGACCCTGAAAAAGGACGTCACCACGAAGGCTGACCAGACCAGCCAGGCATTCAGCCAGTTAAAAACGTCGCTGGATAACACCGAAAGCACCACGCAGCCACGCCGCAAGCTCTCCACCGGTGGCGGTGGCGATGAGCTGCTGACCGACGGCTAAACGGTCGTGAATTTATCGCCGGGCGACAGGCTTGCCCGGTCAGACAACCCGATTTAACCCAACAGGAAAGACTATACGTCAGGAAACCCGTTTTAAATTCAATGCCTACCTGTCCCGCGTTGCCGAGCTGAACGGCATCGACCCGGACGACGTGAGTAAAAAATTCTCCGTCGAGCCGTCCGTCACGCAAACCATGATAAACACCGTGCAGATGTCCTCGGCCTTTTTGCAGAAAATTAATATCGTGCCGGTGGATGAGCTGAAGGGTGAAAAAATTGGCGTCGGCGTCAATGGCACCATCGCCAGTACAACGGACACCAACAGCGGCAAGGAGCGTAAAACCGCCGACTTTACCGCGCTGGAGTCCAACAAGTACGAATGCGATCAGGTCAACTTCGACTTTCACTTCAAATATAAAAAGCTGGATTTGTGGGCGCGCTTCCAGGACTTCCAGCGCCGTATTCGTGATGCCATCATCCAGCGGCAGGCGCTCGATTTCATCATGGCCGGGTTCAACGGCGTTGAGCGCGCCGAAACCTCTGACCGCGCCACTCATCCGATGTTGCAGGACGTCGCCGTCGGCTGGCTGCAGAAATACCGTAATGAAGCGCCGACCCGCGTGATGAGCAAAATTGTCGACGAGGAAGGAAACGTCGTTTCCGCTGTTATCCGCGTGGGTAAAAACGGCGATTACGTTAACCTCGATGCGCTGGTCATGGATGCCACCGACAACCTGATTGACGAGATTTATCAGGAAGATTCGGAGCTCGTCGCAATTGTGGGCCGTAAGCTGCTGGCCGACAAATATTTCCCGATCGTTAACAAAGACCAGCCCAACAGCGAAGCGCTCGCGGCTGACATCATCATCAGCCAGAAACGCATCGGCAACCTGCCCGCCGTCCGTGTGCCGTACTTCCCGGCGAACGCGATTATGGTGACGCGTCTCGATAACCTGTCCATCTATTTCATGGATGAAAGCCACCGCCGATCCATCATCGAAAACCCGAAACTTGACCAGGTGGAAAACTACGAATCGATGAACATCGATTACGTGGTCGAAACCTACGCCGCCGGGTGCTTCATTGAAAATATCAAGCTGGGCGATTTCTCTGCCGCACAACCGGAGGGCTAACCGATGACGAGCCCCGCACAGCGTCACATGATGCGGGTCTCGGCCATTGAAACCGCGCAGCGGGAAAACAACCCGCTGCGGCATGCCACTGCCTACGAGCAGATGCTGGTTAAGCTGGCCGCAGACCAACGCACGTTAAAAGCCATCTTTGGTAAAGAGCTGAAAGCCACGAAAAAGCGCGAGCTGCTGCCGTTCTATCTGCCGTGGGTCAGTGGCGTGCAGGAACAGGGCAAAGGTGCACAGGATGACATCGTGATGACCGTCATGCTGTGGCGTCTCGATGTCGGCGATATCGGCGGCGCGATGGATATTGCCCGCTACGCGTTTAAGTACGGTCTGACCATGCCAGGCAAACACCGCCGCCCGCCGCAGTACATGTTTACCGAAGAGGTGGCGCTCGCCGCCATGCGCGCCCATGCCGCCGGTGAACCGGTCGTCGTCAGCCAGCTGCTCGACACGCTGGCGCTGACCGCCGCCGCCGATATGCCTGATGAAGTGCGCGCAAAGCTGCACAAAATCACCGGTCAGATGTTACGGGATAACAAACAGCCCGCCGACGCGCTGGCCCACCTCAAGCGAGCGATGCAGCTCGATTGTCAGGCAGGCGTAAAAAAAGACATTGAACGGCTTGAGCGTGAGCTGAAGCCCAAACCGGCAACGGTCGTTAAAGCCCCGGTAAGAGCGCCGCGCGCCGTGAAAACCACGGCACCGGCTAAACGTGGCCGACCGAAAAAGACCGCCGGTTAACAGAATGCGCCCCGCGCCAGGGCGGCACGCCGGTCGATGAGGGTGTTTTACCCGACCTGAGACCGGCGTCCACCGCTCACCTATTCAGAGGTAGTCATGACGACGCTGATTATTAAAAAGAACGATGAGCCGCAGCCGGGTGGCGTGGTGGTCATCCCGCCGCCTGCCAGCGATGAGCCGGTGATAAAAAATACGTTTTTCTTTCCTGACATCGACCCGAAACGCGTGCGTGAAGGGATGCGACTTGAGCAGACCGTCGCCCCGGCCCGGCTGCGTGAGGCCATCAAAACCGGCATCGCCGAAACCAATGCCGAGCTGTTTTTGTGGCGGGAACAGCAGATTGCCGGGGGGGGTTAGCAAGCTGGCCGACGTGCCGGCTGACGATCTCGACGGCGAGAGTGTGCGCGTTTTCTATTACCTGCGCGCCGTCACCTCAATGGCGACCGCCACGCTCTATGAGCGTTATCGCGGTGTGGATGCCAGCGCTAAAGGTGACAAGAAAGCCGACAGCATCGATACCACTGTCGACGAGCTGTGGCGGGACATGCGCTGGGCCGTATCACGCGTCCAGGACAAACCCCGCTGCATCGTGAGCCAAATCTGATGCAGGCCATCGCGCAACAGGGCGACACGCTCGACATGATTTGCGCCCGGTATTACGGGCGCACTGAGGGGGTCTTCGAGTCGGTGCTCGCCGCAAATCCGGGGCTGGCCGAACTCGGTGCATTGCTGCCGCATGGCACTGTGATCGAACTGCCTGATGTGAAGTCATCCCCCGTAACAGAAACCATAAACCTCTGGGAGTAACCACATGACGGAAGGGGAAAAAAGCGTCCTGTCTCTCTTTGTTATCGGCGTGCTGATTGTCGTCGGTAAAGTCCTAGCCGGTGGCGAGCCCATCACTGCCCGGCTTTTTATTGGTCGCATGTTGCTGGGCGGCTTTGTCTCGATGGTGGCCGGGGTGGCGCTGGTGCAGTTTCCCGACCTGCCGCCTGCTGCCGTGTGCGGATTTGGCTCCATGCTGGGTATCGCCGGTTATCAGGCGGTAGAGCTTGCTATCCAGCGCAAGATTAAAAAAGGGGAAAACGATGGCAGTCATTAAGACACATCCCAACGTTGCGGCATTCCTCGACATGCTGGCGTTTTCGGAAGGGACAGCAACGCATCCGCTGACCAGAAACAACGGGTACGACGTTATCGTCACGGGTATCGATGGCAAGCCGGAGATTTTTACCGATTATCGCGATCACCCGTTTGCCGGTGGACGCCCGGCGAAGGTCTTCAATCGTCGCGGGGAAAAATCCACGGCAGCCGGGCGTTACCAGCAGCTTTATCTGTTCTGGCCGCATTATCAGAAACAGCTCGCTTTGCCGGATTTCAGCGCGGTATCACAGGACAGGCTCGCCATTCAGCTGATTCGGGAGCGTGGCGCGCTGGAAGACTTGCAGCAAGGGCGCATCGAGCGCGCCGTTTCCCGTTGTCGCAATATCTGGGCTTCATTGCCGGGTGCCGGATACGGTCAGCGTGAGCACAGCCTCGACAAACTGGTCGCAGTGTGGCGCAAGGCTGGAGGCGTATCCGCATGAAAATAGTCATTATCCTGCTGGCGCAGGCCTGTGAGGGTCTGCTGTGGATGCGACACGATAACGGCAATTTGCGGGCCTCATTTGAACGTGCGAACCGGGTCGCCGGTACGCAGAAAACCACCATCATCATGCTGAAAAATCAGCTCAACGTTGCCGCTGAGCAGTCGCAGCGCAAAGAGCTGGCGCAGGTTGCCATGCGGGACAAACTCACCACGGCTAACCTGCTGGCCTTCCGACGTGAACAAACTATCACGAGGTTACTCAATGAAAATGACGCGTTTCGCCGCTGGTATCGCGATGATTTACCTGATGCTGTGCGCCGGTTGCACCAGCGCGCCGCCTGCACCAACGCCGCCGCCGGTGATTGTTTACAACGCCTGCCCGAAGGTCAGCCCCTGCCCGATGCCGGGCAGCGACCCTCTGACTAATGGCGACCTGAGTGCGGATATACGCCAGCTCGAAAACGCCCTGAAGAGCTGCGCAATCCAGGTCGATACGGTTAAACAATGCCAGGATGAAATCGATGCAAAAGCCCAACAGTCTGCGAAAAGCCTTAACTGATGCGGTGCCGGTACTGCGTACCAACCCCGATATGCTTCACCTTCGCCTAGACGATGGCAACAATACGGCGACGCTGGCGCGCTCCCTGTCGTTTGAAAAGCGGTACACGCTTAACATCGTGGTCACGGATTTTACCGACGATATTGACCTGCTGTTTGTGCCGATTATGGCCTGGCTGCGGGTCAATCAGCCGGACATCATGACAACCGACGAGGGGAGAAAAAAAGGATTTGCCTGGTACGCTGACATTAATAACGACAGCAGCCTCGATGTCAGCATCAGCCTGTTGCGGACCGAGCGAACGCTGGTCAAAGAGATCGACGGCGCGCTGCACGTTGAGAACATCCCGGAGCTGCCACTGCCGGAGCCGGTAGCGCGCCCCGTTGAGATGTGGAGTAATGGCGAACTGGTGAGTAAATGGGATGAATGACTTCAAACCCTTTGAGGACAAGCTTACCGGGCTGATAGCGGCCCTTTCTCCTGCCGGGCGGCGTCGGATGACCGTCGACATTGCGAAGAAACTGCGCCAGCGGCAACAGCAGCGCATTAAATCGCAGAAAGCCCCGGATGGTTCGCCATTTGCCCCGCGTAAGCGCCAGCCCGTCAGGGCAAAGAAAGGCCGGATTAAGCGCGAGATGTTCGCGAAGCTGCGAACCAACCGCTATATCAAAGCGAGCGGCGGCGACAGCGCGGCGGTGGTGGAATTTACCGGGAAAGTGCAGCGCATCGCCCGCGTGCATCAACTCGGACTTAAAGATAAGCCATCCCCCAAAAGCGCCGCCGTCGAGTACCCACAGCGCCAGCTCCTGGGCTTTACCGACGATGACCGGCAACTTGTGGAAAGCATCATTATCGATTACATTACAGACTGAACTGTATCAGCTCAGATTTGAGCTGATACAGTTTTTACTGGTGGCATACAATCAACTCTGGCAGTCTTCTTTGAGCGAAGATCGTTGTGGTATTTTGCTGAATTGGTTTTATTTGAAAAATAAATATCTATTTGATACTTTGCATTATACCCCTAAATTTAAATTTCACCCTTTCTGTATTTTAAAAGTGCAATAATTCAAAGGTATTATGTGAATAAATGCTTTGCTGTATGGTGTTCATTTATTTTTACTTATACTTTCATTGTAATCTTTTTCTGCTGCGTTCAAAACTCTTTCAATAACTGAAACATGCCATACTCTTCCGAGATCTGACTCAATATTAACTCTTCCGCTGTAGATTCCTAAAAATTCCCATTTTGGAGTGGCAGACATTACTGACGATATTTTGCCATCCTGATGTTGTCTATATCCACCAATTCGATAAGCTACAACAGGAGAACCAGATTGGCCTTGTCTCGCTCTGCAATCGATTAAAAAGACTGGATTTTCATCTGTCATTAATAATAGCTCCTGAGCTAGGAAGCCGGTAGCCCAAACTGGAAATTTGCCAAAACTACTAACACCAAATGGAAAACCTATCACACTGACAGTATCTCCCGGCCCTACATACAAATTATCTCGATCCAAATTGGTCTTTATATAAAATGGAACTCTAGATACATCACTTCCCCATTTAAGATTTAAAGCAATAACATCAGCTTTCGCGCCTAGCACTGGATCCTCAATCCAACATGGAATTTCATCTTTACGGTATAGAGGAAGTTTTATTTTGAGCCATTCGCCAACGGCGTGATTCTTATGAAAATATATGACTATGTTATTGGGTGTGGCACACGTCTTGCTAAGACATTCGTTTGTTTCTTGATTTCTTCCTGTAACATTATGCCGATTAGTGATCAGCGCGCAATGCGACTCCCTATCATTTGCAGCAAGAAAAGCTGTTCCTGAACTAAGTTTTTGTTCATCAAAATACATCTCGATAAATAATGATTTAAATGTCAGTATTTCCAGCGGACCTGTTATAGAATCATTATTGATAAGTTGCTTCCTGAAGTTATCGAGTTCTGAAATATCCATGCGTTTCACCTTGGCCTATTGGTTGGGTTTTCTGTGTTTTTGTTTTGCGCTAGAGATAATATAAATTTAGGTGTGGTTGATACAAGTGCACCCTAAATTACATATGTATGGTTTTAACTCGAATGAAAATGAATTTTTCATTCAATAGCAAACTCTAACTTACTCTTAGTGATAACTGAAATCAATGATATCACTAAAGTAATGGCGTCTGCTTATGGTACAGGGATGCCCGTCAGATTTGGTTTAGTTCTGAGCCATGAATGTGTCAGAACAAATCTGGGCTGATACAGATAGCGTTGTGCCAGCCAGGACAAAACGACCACAGATTGCCTCCGGAACACCCCGGCGGCATCCTTTCCCCTATGAATACACTCGCATCTATCCAGGAACTCGCCCGGGCGATACGCAACATGATCCGCACCGGCATCGTCGTCGAAACTGACCTCGACGCCGGGCGCTGTCGCGTACAGACCGGCGGCATTTATACCGACTGGCTCCAGTGGCTGACGCATCGGGCCGGGCGCTCGCGCACCTGGTGGGCTCCCTCCATTGGTGAGCAGGTGATGATTCTGGCCGTGGGCGGTGAGCTCGATACCGCTTTTGTGCTGCCCGGCATTTATTCCGACGACAACCGCGCACCGTCGGCCTCGGCGGATGCCTGGCACGTTGAGTTTCCCGACGGTGCCGTCATGAGTTATGAACCGGAAACCGGCGCGCTGACCGTCACTGGCATTAAAACTGCCGACGTGACCGCATCCGATACTATTGCCGTCAGCGTGCCGGTGGTGCTGGTCAAAGCCTCGACCCGCGTCACCCTAGATACACCGGAGGTGGTCTGCACCAACAAGCTGACGACCGGCACGCTGGAGATGAAAAAAGGCGGGAAGATGTCCGGTAACATCGATCACTGCGGCGGCGCTTTCACATCCAACGGTGTCCAGGTGGATAAACACGGGCACGGTGGCATCAAACGCGGCGATGAATGGACGGAGGGCACCCAATGACAGCCCGTTATCTCGGCATGAACCGCACGACCGGTGAAAGCATTTCAGACGTTGACCATATCAGCCAGAGCATCGGGGATATTCTGCGCACGCCCGTCGGCTCCCGCGTCATGCGTCGTGAATACGGCTCGCTGTTGTCACAGATGATTGACCAGCCTCAGACCCCGGCGCTTGAGCTGCAAATTATGGCCGCATGCTACATGGCGATCCTGAAGTGGGAGCCGCGCGTCATGCTGACCAGCATCACCACAGCGCGGCAGTTTGACGGGCAGATGGTCATCGACGTGACCGGCCAAATCACCGATACCGGCGAGAGCCTTTCCTTAACCATTCCTGTGAGTTGAATCTATGGCAGTTATCGACCTGAGCCAGCTCCCCGCGCCTGATGTGGTGGAAACGCTGGATTTTGAAACCATCCTCGCCGAGCGCAAAGCCACACTGATTTCACTGTAGCGGGAATGGATTCACGACGGGCTTAGAGCTTGAGGTTAAGCTTTCGGATGTGGAGTATGAAAGCTAGGGTTAACTCACTGACTTATGTTTAACTGTTTGTTATGTAGGTATATTTTTAGTGATATTGGCGTATTGGAAATTATCTGAAGTGTTTGCTATGTTCCACTGTCCAAAATGCCACTATGCAGTTCATGCTCGTACCAGCCACTATTTTTCTGATACGACTAAAGAGCGCTATCATCAGTGTACGAACATTAATTGTAGTTGTACGTTTGTTACTACTGAAACGGTCCAACGTTTTATCGTGTCACCAGGTGAAGTCGTGCCAGCGCCACCGCACCCGACAACGTCAGGCCAGTAGCAAATTCATTGGATATGACCAACAAGAAAGCTCCGCAAAGCGGGGCTTCTTGTATCGATGTGGTCAATGTGTGGACATTGAAAGAAATAATTCCATTTATTTCATTAGGTTAAAACAAAAAAAATAAGCCCGCGTAAGGGAGATTACGCAGGCTAAGGAGGTGGTTCCTGGTACAACTAGCATTTATGGGTTATGTTTTTCAGCGAAATGGATGATACCTGTTTCGATCGAAACGGTATGTGATCCGATTCTAATATCCTTACATCGTGAAAAAATAACGCAAATTAACTAGTTACCGTGCGGATTTCTGGTTGTCTGACCAGTAAAGTTGCGCATCAGCAGCGCATACTGCAGGGGCAGGTCGTCCGGCACAGGCAACCAGACGGTATAGCCATCGCCCGGGGCCACCGGCATGGCTTCGCCTTTGCCATTTTCCATATGCTCGAGGGTGAAGTTGACGTTACCCTGCGGGGTCATCAGCTCGAGGCTGTCGCCGACGCTGAACTTATTTTTGACCGCCACGGCCGCCAGCGGGCCGTTACGCTCCCCGGTGAATTCGCCGACAAACTGCTGGCGCTCGGAGAGGGAGTAGCCGTACTCGTAGTTCTGGTAATCGTCATGGGTATGGCGGCGCAGGAAGCCTTCGGTGTACCCGCGATGGGCCAGTCCTTCCAGGGTCTCCAGCAGGCTGGTATCGAACGGTTTGCCGGCGGCGGCATCGTCGATGGCCTTGCGGTAAACCTGGGCGGTACGCGCGCAGTAGTAGAAGGATTTGGTGCGGCCTTCGATCTTCAGCGAGTGAACGCCCATCTGGGTCAGACGCTCAACGTGGGCGATAGCCCGCAGATCTTTCGAGTTCATGATGTAGGTGCCGTGTTCGTCCTCAAAGGCGGTCATGTACTCGCCCGGACGTTTGGCTTCCTCAATCATAAAGACTTTATCGGTCGGCGCGCCGATGCCGAGAGTGGGCTCCACGGTCTGCACCGGGATCGGCTCATATTTGTGGACGATGTTGCCGACGTCGTCCTCTTTGCCTTCCGCCACGTTGTATTCCCAGCGGCAGGCGTTGGTGCAGGTCCCCTGGTTCGGGTCGCGCTTGTTGATATACCCGGAGAGCAGGCAGCGGCCGGAGTAGGCCATGCACAGCGCGCCGTGGACGAAAATCTCGATCTCCATCTCCGGCACCTGGCGGCGAATCTCTTCGATTTCATCCAGCGACAGTTCACGCGACAGGATCACACGGGTGAGCCCCATCTGCTGCCAGAATTTGACCGTCGCCCAGTTGACAGCGTTGGCCTGCACTGAAAGATGGATCGGCATCTCCGGGAAGTGTTCCCGCACCAGCATGATTAAACCCGGATCGGACATGATCAGCGCGTCCGGACCCATCTCCACCACCGGCTTCAGATCGCGAATAAACGTTTTCAGCTTGGCGTTATGCGGGGCGATGTTGACCACCACATAGAATTTTTTACCCAGCGCGTGGGCTTCATTGATGCCGAGCTGCAGATTTTCGTGATTGAATTCGTTGTTACGCACGCGCAGCGAGTAGCGCGGCTGGCCGGCATAAACGGCATCGGCGCCATAGGCGAAAGCGTAACGCATATTCTTCAGCGTTCCCGCCGGGGAGAGGAGTTCTGGTTTAAACAT